TATTATATTTATCGCTCATACCGCTGGGGTTTTTAACAGCCTCTTCCGCCCAGAGTGGACCCGTGTTGTATTTCCATGCCCCAGACTGAAGAGCGCCTACATTTGGATTTCCTTGGCCTTGACCTTGAAAATTTGAACCTGTCTGCGTACTTCCCGAAAAAGGAGTCGAATAAGCCATTGAGAAAAGAACATCGTTTATATTCGTATCGGCCCCTTTAAGGCGTTGCGCCCAATAATCCGCACCACCTTTTATATTTCCAGCAATAGCTGAAACTGGTATATTCGTTCCTTCAATGTAATCTGTCATTCTTTATCTCCTAATTCCTCTAGGCGAAAATTCTATAATTGCTCCTTGAAGAGTAATAGGTTTATCATAAATAGAACTATTCTTTATTATTAGCCCCATATTTTGACCTATCCCACTTATCTTAACCCTCTCTGAGGCCACCACTGTTACTCCAGTATTGCTATTACTTATGTCACTCTCTGTCCATTGATCAGCGCTAACTGTTACTGAATAATCACTGGAAACAGGAGATGTTTTAGGGGTAAACGTGCCACCAAAATCATAAGTAGGCGTAACAGTCAGAGTAGTAGAGGTATCTGCATTTATTTCTAGCCCTAATTCTCTAAACCTCTTTCTTGTTCCGGGAGAGTTGTAATGATAATAGGCTGTTCTTACAAATGAATCTACAGTCCCACCATCAAAACTTGTTCCGGAATCTAGCCTTCTAACATAACCGTCATCAAAGCCTCCGTATAAAACCTCAAATCCATTAGCGTCTTCTGCAGAAGTAATGCAATTAATCTGGTGGTTCAATGTAAACGGCATCAATCCTTGATTTCTTTTATTTATAAATGTCATTTCAACGCCAGTCTTATCATCAAAATAAAGACGGTATTGATTCTTTCCACGAACCCTTAGTGAATCCACAGCGTTATCTTTTTTGGATTGTATATAAGGATCAATCTTATCTGAGGCAACAGATGATTGAAAATCTCCAAAATACTGGACTGTAAAAATAGACGAAATACCACGGTCATCCAAGAAAAAAGTTTGGTCCATTTTTTGTAGGGTATAAGGTATTGCTCCTGCTCCAGCGTGGAACTTTCTTAAATCCCAATCTGCTGACGAGGTTCCATAGAGCATATAAGCATCGTTTCTTGTGAAAATAGACATTACATTATTAACTTCACTAGAGAATCCGCTAACTTCATCGCCAATCCCAAGTTCCGCTGCGCCAGTAACTGCGCTCCATTTATTAGGAGCAGCTATACTAGAGTGCTGAATAGAACCATTTGCAAACGAAAAGAATAAATGTTTTTGGTGAGTTGCAATATGTTGTGGAACATTAGTTTCCATTCCAGTCTGAATTTTTATAAAAGTAGTTCCATCAAAAGAAAACCCAGCATCTACCGCGTTAACTCCATACATCGTAATTCCAGAAGTATCTCCTCTAAAATTATAAGTAGAAAATTCATACTTTCCACCAGCAGATAGCGTCTGCTCATATTGTGATCCAGCAGCTGCTGCAACAGAAACCTCAGTAGGTTCTGAAGCGCCATTGACTAAAGCGTGATTACTTCCGTTTATCTGTATCTGTTCACTGTTAGTCCAAGTTCCACTATTATTTTTGATTGAAATATAACCAGCAGCAGTGCCATCCCAAGCGCCACCTGTTAGTGTTACACTTGTAACTTCAGCTGTCTTGCCAGACGTACCGCCTACAATAGTGTCTCCAGCTTGTGGCTCAGTTTGACCCGTATCAAAAGCTAATAAGGGCATCTTCAAAGATTCATTATCTTGAAACGTGCCTGTTACATTAGTTAGAACCATGCATCCAGCAGCCCCTTGAGACCAAAGACCATGATAGGATATACCCATCAAATCTCCTTGGGCATTGCTAGTTCCACCTTTTATAGTTGTTGGTGTTCCTAAATTACCGGGAACAGGTTCTCCCGCTGTGACAGTGCTATCGAAGTTCAAAGCAATCCCAAGATCAATTTCGGTCCATCCAGTAGAAGTTGATTTAAACATTCCAGCGCTTAAACTACCGCTTTTGTTTCTAAAGGCATAAACATCCCCATTAAAAACCCAAACGCCTAAAACCTTTCCCTCTCCGGGGACTATCTGTATAATACTTCTCTGATCCTCTATAGCTGTTTGCAGTTCGGTAACCAAGGACGCATCAGCGTCAGCATCTCTTAATACCGGAGGTCCATATGAAAGGGCGGTTGCAAGAACCCCCATCAGCCAACCCTAACTACCGATAACTGCCCATAATGCATTTGAAAGTTCTGAGAGCCTGCATTATCATGCTTAACTGACGCTTTCACATCGGTATAAGTAGTGTGGCCAGTGGTATCAATTATTCCAGAAGCTGATACAGTATTCTCAAGATTCGCACTTGCTCTATATACAGCAGCATCATATCCGGGAAAAGTGTCCGATGCACCATCTACTGAAGTGGTAACCCTAAAGGTCCATATCACAGCAGTTGATCCAGTTTGGGCAAAACTTATACCCATATTCACCATAAAGAATCCTTTATCGTATATCCTGATCCTATCATTAGCAAAGTCTGAATCTGATCCTACAGTTACCCCGACAGTTCCTGTATCATCAGGGCCATTGGCCCCCACTGAATCAGCATTCCAATCTATTACAACAGTTGAAGATGCTGCTATCGCTTGGGAAGCTGGTGTTCCAACAGGAGAATATATAGTCGCATATCCGCCCATCCCAGATTCCACAAATTGTCTAACCATCTCAGCGGTAATCGCGCCGGTAGTATTATTTGCAAAGCTAGTTCCAGTTAGAACTGCTCTTGTTTTTCTTAACGCTGTTGGTGTTCCCATTATCCATACTCCACATTAAATGCGCTGCCAAAAGCGCTATCTCTGTTTAAAAAATACATTGTTTCTCCGTCTTGAAGTGTGCCACTTACTACAGTAAAATAAACGTAACCCTCACCGTTATCATTGGCAAATGATCCGGCGGAGTCATCGCCAGTTATATCTTCAATACTTACCTGTAATATTGTTCCTAAAGCGCCACTTTCAGCCCCTTTAACCATGTCTCCCGTAGATGGTATTTGCATATCAAATGCGGTACTAAAAGCGCTATCAAACACAGAATCCTTAGCGCTACCGACTGTAAAAGGAATTCTATAAAAGGTTATTTCAGACGGCAGAGTTTGACCATCAAACCTCTCATAGCCGTCTATCCTTCTATACCTTCCTCGAATATCTATCTCAAAGTTATTAGCAGATACCAACTCTCCCGGCTCTAGCGAGAGAGAGGGATCAACCATATTTACACCACCCTCAAAAGCAAAATAAGTAGATTGAACTTTACTCGGGATAAGGTCTCTATCTCTAAGTCGTGTCATTCTGGGCGCACCACAAAGTTAAACATATTTTGAGCGCTAGAAAATTTTCTATTCTTCTGTCTAGGTAATTGATCCGCCTCTAAAGAATTCAGTAAGTCTTCAAATTCAGCCACAGAACCAGCCATAATTTCAGGAGCATCCTCATTCTCCGCGTAAAACATTTTCGCTCTAGAGATGATTATTTTATGGAACCTTGGAGGAATAGCAGAAGTATTATTATTTGCGGTAGACTGCCCAGACAAGATAGTGCTCATCACAACCGGAGTTCTCCAATATTCCGCAGAGACTGTAGTTGCTGCATTAGGAGTAGGGTACAAATCTAAGTCCCCGTTTGGCTTTACTGAAAAAACTTCTGGAACATCTGAATCTATAGTTCCGTACTTATACATTTCCCTATAAGAGCTCCACTCTTGATATTCTAAAACTTGATATGACTCAGAAGTCTTATCCCATACAATAGAATCTAACCTCCAATTACCTAACGGGCCAATAGTAGAGGTTCCCGGAAATCCAGTATTGCTAGAGGAAAGGGTCGAGGTTCCGCTAATGGCTGTAATAGATGCTTCAGACCATAGGAAATCCCAGTCAAACCACCTGCTTTGGATATCTTGATCCGCTTGATTAATATAACGAACTACAGCAGACTCCTCTTCAGATAAAGAAGTCGTATCTGTAGTAGATGGACCTGTTCCGGGAATACCAACGTCTCTAGCCATATCTTGGCATAAAACTAAATAGGTACTCATTTAAGACCTTCTAATATTCCTCGAACAACATCTTCTGGAATAATATTTGCAGCGCACATAGCACCCCCTGTATTTTCATCTCTATGACATGTATCAAAACCATAGTGCATCTTATGGCATGGGAAACAAAAGTCCTTATACTCTCCCGGCTGCAAAGAAACCGTGTTATTCCAGTGTTTAGATAAATTCTCGATAGATGAATGAGAAAGCATTACTACTTTACGACAATCCAAAGTTGAGGCTGCATTAAGAACCCCAGTCTCTGGACCAACAACTACATCACATTCATCTAAAAACGCAAGAGTTTTTCTAATAGACCATTTCCCAGATTTTGTTACAACTCTTTTTTCATCTTCCCAACCAGCCTCAAGAAGCTGGCATAAATCATCCCCTATTGTAACAAAAGAAACATCTTTATTCTCCATAAGAACTCTAGCTATTACCATATCTGTCCACGGATAAACTTTATGCACAGACGACCCAGCTAGAGTCCAAAGAACAACATTCTTTGTTTTTATCTTTTTTCTAGTTGACTTAGCCCACCTTTTTTCATTCTTGGTAGGGTAAAACTTAGGAAGAAACTTATGCGGAAGTCCAGCAAGATCATGCGTTCTTTCCATGTAATTTACATTACATTCATCATGAAGTTTTTCCTTACTCCATTGAAATTTAGGGCTTCCGGGGATTAGGGTTTCCTTTCCTCTTATTATTTCTGTTCGCGCAGGAATAACAAGAAGAGAACCTTCTATAGATTCTGACAGTTGAACGAAGTGATGGAAGCATCTATTGATACGGCTCCAATACTCATTTAAACAATCATTAGGAACTTGATCCGTTTTCTGTAAAAGTATTTCATCTACATTAGGATCAGTCTTTACAATATCATAACCCCTTTCAGTGACATTTACACATACCCTGTACCCCCTATCTTTGAAAAGGGGAAACAAAGAAGACACTTGAATCATGTCTCCGAATCCACCGTAGCGAACAATGCATACGGTTTTCTCGGAGCGCCTACCCCCTACATCCTGTGGGGTTAATTCGTCCCATTCCTTGGACGGCAGGTTAATTAATTTCAATATATTATTTATTGCCTGATTTAAATCCAATCATATGTTCAAATCTTTTCTGAACTTTCCTGCGATGCGCTGCTTTTTGCGCTGCAGTTCCTTTAGCAGCATCCATGTGCTTTTTTCGCCATGCTTTAGCTGCTATACGTTTAGCGCCACCACCTACTTTTCCTTTTACAGCTTTATGAGAACCGTATGAAACTGTTCCACCTCTAGACTTCTCCTTCATGGACATCGCAGTCACAAGCTTTTTATTCCCAGCGCCAGTTTTTCTTGCTTTTATAGCCGTAGCTTTCCTATCTACTAACTTTCCCTTATTTTTTCCCGTCATCATTCTTACTTTGCCTGACTTTTTCTGATGACCGCGCAAAGCTTTGATGTAGTTTATTTCATTTGCAGTTAGTTTTTGACCAGATGCTGTTGTCCAACCTTTCATGCTTCCTGTGCCATACTTCTTACCACTCTTATCAACACCAGAAGTCTTTGTAGGGTCTCCGCCTGCTGCTTTAGCTGCCCCTTTCTTCCGCAGCTTCATCAGCCATCGACGATTCATCTCTGCTCGAATCGCTCTCTTACGTCTTTCTGGGATATCGTCCCATTTAGTAGCCATTTATATTCCCCTAGAAATCAAGATTCCAAGAGCCAACCATATTGCCCTCGACATTAACCATATTGTTAGAACGTCTTTGCGATCTCATGAACTCTTCAGTTCTTTCATCTGACATTTCTGCCATTGTGTAATAACCTCGTCCGGCTGCGGTAGAGTGTCCATATGCTTCTTTAGGGGAAGTTGGCTTCTCTCTACCAAATACATAAGCCGTTACTTCATTAATTGATTTAGCCATAATTCCTCCGAAAGGATTGGGGGGCGTTAGCCCCCCGTTCCAATTTATTAGCAAAAAGTAAACTTACCTCTATCGGTAGATACACTTTTCTTTACAATACCCATAGGCATCTGGTTCGGGCCGTGAGAAGCTAAAGCGAGAGACGCTAAAGTCTCTTTGCTTACGTTTTCTAACGATGACAAACCATTTGCTGGGATTTTACCGCTTGCGGTATGATTTTTACTAGCCATATTACCTCCTTAGTACCACGCAACAACAACATACGGATACCCCATACCAGCCTCAGTACCAGAATCGACTCCAACTACTGGAGTACATTCTATCTGAGTATCGGCAGGTATTGCCTCATCAATAATAGCATTCGTATCGTTTTGGATATTGAATGTATCAGTTGCTGCGGTTCCATCCGTTATATTGAGTTTGCAGTAAGCGTCTGCATCACCAGTAGTTCCAACTTGGAATGATGCTTCAGTGCTGTCACAGGCAAAAGTCTCTGTAACTTCAATACCGACATCAACAATAGTTCCCTGTTTTCCCGTTGGCCCCTTAAAGGAGAAAACGGTAGGGGTTCCATTACCCATATCTTGTGAAGCACCGGACTGATAGCGTTCCCAGTTAGGATTTGAATAACTCATAATAATCCTCCCTTAAGCTGCGCTGTCCCAGATCACAATGCGATTCTGGGCTGCTTGTGTGTGAACGATACCGAAACCACCTAAGTAGTACCAAGCTATGCCACGATCCCTACCGTAATCACCGGGAATTTTCCCTCTGATTTCTTCTGGAACCGCAACCGCTTCAGCTACAGTATCTTCGCCAAAGAATACCACCCAATCAGACTTACCCTGTGCCCAAGTAGTACCAGCAGTGCCAATGCTACCCTTAGCCTTAAAGGTTTGTTCAATAAAGCGTACTCCATCGTACCGACCAATTTCCCCATTCATGATCATACGAAAACCCTGATCAACATATGATTTTAGGACTTCGATATCATCGGAGAAATCACGAAAAGTCGTGGGCCATGCAATGCAGTAATAATCATCACCAGTGTAAGCTGGTATATTACGTTCTTTCATGACATCGACAATTGACTTCACATGCGCACTGCCAAGAGCAATGGTGTTTGTGATAGTGCAAACGCTATTGGTCGTCAACGTCACTGCAGACGTATCCGTGCCACTCGTAGGAGCAACACGCAATGCAGCTTTGTTGAATTCCGCAGAAGCGAGATTGTCGAACGCTTTTTTCGCGTCAGTTTTTAATACCTTCCTGATTACTTCCGCCACGGGCTGCTCAGACAGATCATCCAATTTACCAGTCCAAGGAACAGAGTTCCCTGCTTCGGTAATCGTCATCGTACCTTGAGCAATCGTGAAGGATGTTTCAGGAATAGTATTGGTTTCAGTTAATGTGGAACCCTGAGTCCCAACATCACTGAACACGTTCCAATGGAATGTATCACCTCGATGCAAACCCTGATGGGCTGCATCTTTGACATCACAGAACTGTCTAAATTTGACAATAGGCTGTACT